TATCACTCCACCTTCTGCTTTTTTCTGTGTAGCTGTATTCAACGCAATCGCTACAGCTTGCTTCTGCGGGTAGCCCTCATCCCGAAGCTTCGAGATGTTGGAAGATACGGTCTTGTCAGACTTACCTTTCTTCAAAGGCATCAGCGGCCTCCTTGGTTGCGCTGGGCAGCCATCTGCATCTGTGCTGCGATACGCTCACGGTTCACATCGTTACGCTCATCTGCCACGTCTTCTTGTAGCTCTAAGCGAGCAGCTTCCGAAGCAGCCTTCTGCTCCAGCTTGGCTTGGTCCATCTGCAGTTTAGCCTGGTCAATTTGGCCGTCCTGCATGATCTGCTGCTGCTTGAGCTGGAGCTCACTATTGCGGATCTGCACCAGTGGGTCTGCCATTGGGTCTGGCGCCGGTGGCATAATCTCAGGAAGCATCTTATCAAGGATCTGCTGCTGCAAAAGAGCCGCGTAATCGGCAGAATGCTTGGGATCTTGCAGAGCGGCTTGTGTCTGAGCGATCTGTTGCTGCGCCTGCTGCGGATCAATAGCACCTGTTTGGGCGGCTATCTGAACCTGCTGAATTAGCTCCTGGGACTGCTCGATCATCTGTTGGCGAGCCAACAAGGCGACATGCTCCATGATGTGCGCAAGTAAACCAGCAACAGCATGAGGCGTGGCCTGAACCAAAGGCAGTTTGAAAAACGAAACGTGCGCTTGGATGTGCGCCTCGTGGTTCTGATCTGGAAACGCCTGCAGGGGTGTGCCGACGATCGCACGACCATTCTCCATTGCTGGGTCCATAGGCTGCGGCTTGGGTGTCGGCGGAAGTATCTCGTCAATGTTCTGAACCTCAAGGGCCTGATACATACGACGGTAAGCAGCGTGAACATTATGCATCTCAGGGTTCGACTGAGCTAACTTCAGCTGCTCTTGCGCAAGTGCAACCCGCTGGGCCATAGAGAAGATGTTCGGGTCGCTGACAGGGAGGATGTCTACGCGCCCGTCAAAGTCCTGCTCCTTGAGCTGCTGGTTGTTGCCCTCGAGTTGGTACGGGTAAGTCGCAGGCAGGTTTTCCGAAACAATCCGTGCAAGGATTTTAAACTCTTGTTTCTGACCGTGGTGTAGGCGTTTGTGGATTGCCGACAGTACTTTCATCCCGCGCTCAAGAAGAGCGACAGTTGTGCCTACAGGTTGTTCCTGACCCATGTTCTGCGCCTGTTGATCCGCAACAGAAACAAAACGGCGACCGCCATCAACCAAGGCACCAAGAAGCTGGGCCAGAGTAGCAGACGGTTCTTTGTACGGAAGTGGGATAATAGCGTCACGGATGTTCCCGCCAGGGGCATCGATGTCACGGAACTCTCCGGGCTGCAGCGGCTCGTCACTATTCGCAACACGCATGCCGCGAGCCTTGAAACCCGCCGGCAGGTTAGACAACGTCCCCGCATCAATCAACTGGCGCAAGATGCTAGTCGCGGCGCGTCCTAGCCCACCAATCATGTGCGTCAGACCGAAGCCATAGAACCCTAAACCTGGAAGGAACTTGTACGGGACAAAGTACGGAATAGCTTCACGAGTTGGATCAGCCTCAGCATAGTTGCGGCGAATGGCCAAGATTGTGTTGCTGCTACGATCAATCGAGACAATGTACGGAAGTTTAATGCCGGTAGGCTCTCCGTCCATACCCATGTCTTCAAAGCCATCAAGGTCCAGCTCAACATGCATCTCAAGGACCGTGCGTGTGTCATCGGTGTATGACGTGCGCGATGTACCCTGCAGCTCGTCAACCTTGCTGCGAACTTCGTTAACCTCTTCGTCGCCGTCATCGGTCAAATCAACATCACGATAGAAGCCAGAGACCTGCATCTTGCGGACTTCGTTGTCCGTCATCTTCAGAACGTGCGTAATACGTGGGGCGCTGCGCAAATCCGTGGCGCTGTACGGTACAACAACGTCTTGAGCTGGGACGAAACGAGCAACTGGGCGCTGCTTGGCTTGGTCAAAGTAAAGCTTCTTAAACGTCATCCCAGACAACGGGAGATAAAACAACATCTGATCAGTGTCAGAATCGTATTCGTCCATGCGGTCCAAGATCAAATAGTTCAGGTAGTCCTTCACCCGCTTGGCCTGCTGTTCAGTCTCCGCGTTCTCCAGACCTAGAACCTTGGTTTTAACTGGGCCGCCTGAAGGCAGTAACTCTTTGTAGGCCTGGGCCTGAAACTGAGTGACGCTCTCGGCTACAAGAGGATGCGTCACGTTGGAGGCCCCCTCAAACGGGCTGCTGCGCTCTTCCGTCTTTACGCCCAGAAGCTCAAGCCCCTTAACGTAAGTGTCTTCCCAATCTTCACGGGAGGACAAGTCATCCTCAAACGCACCCACCAAATCAGAGGCAATATCACCCAGTACATCGTCTTCTAAGAACTCGGAGAGGTTAGCGTCAAACGTAATCAACTCTTCTTGGGGCACCTCTTCCATGCCCATAAGAGCCTCGATCAAAGCGCCGTCCGGGGTTTCAGTAACCTGAGCACCACCTTCAAACTCCTCAGGAAAATTCAGAGGTATCTCAACACTGGTGTCCATCTGCTGCATGTCAGGCGCAACATTGTTGCGATCCATCATGTTCCCGAAGGGCTGAGGAGGTAGGGCCATTAGTAGTACTCCCGTTTGCGAGGCACTTGATCCCTGAAGTCCAAGTTCTCTTCATCATGTATCATAACGAACCCGCCTTGGCGGAAACGTATTAAAGCTAAGGTCATGCTATCACAAAAGTCGTCATGGTCACCATTCGGAAAAGAAGATACCTCTTCAATTACTTCTTCCGCGAAGCGTTTGTCCTGTGGTGCCCATACTAAACCAGCCTCAAAAAGGGGTGATACCATGTGCATTCTTGTAATCTTGTCTACACCACCTCCGCCCGCTCGTCTACCGGGGGAGAATCCAAGCGCAGGAATACCCCTGGATCGCATCTCGTCAATCAACGGACGCCCAGTGGCTTTCGCCTCAACAATTACCATGTCAGGCTCCCAATACTGATGCTCCTCAAACGCAACCTCTTTCAGCTCAGGGAAACTCCATCTGCCGCGCTGGCCGTCCAGAAGTATCAGGTGGTCCTTGCCGTCCTCGTCATGCTCAAAAACACCCCACGTTGTGATAGCAGAGTAGTCAGCGGTCTCTTTCTTTGAGAACGCCGTGTCATACGCCTGGATAATATACTTCAACGGCGGTATGTCGTCCTTGTCCCAGACTCTCCACCACTCCTTGCGAACAATAGCACCGCCCGCAGACGTAGGTTGCTGCTGCCACTGAGCCGACCACTTCTGGGCAGGCAAAGAAGCTTTGATCGAAAGCAACGAGTCCTTGTCCCAGAACTCCGGCCATAGAGGAGTACCAGAAGGTAGTAACGCAGGAAACTCAACAACCTCCCACTGATCTGCCATGGGATCAGCCGACTGGTTTGCAATCAACCGACCAGTCAAATCCTTCTTACCCCAACGGGTCATAACAAGAATAATAGCACCACCAGGCTGCAAACGCTGCCGAGGACCAGAAGTGTACCACTCATACGCATGGTCAAACGCAGTATCACTCATCGCGTCCTGCTCCGAGTGAGGGTCATCAATAATAAACAAATCCGCACCACGGCCCGTGACCGCAGCACCAACACCAGCCGCAAAGTACTCGCCGCCCTTTTCAGTGCCCCACTTACCAGCGCCCTTGTTGTCTTCTTTCAGATTGGTGTCAGGAAAAATCTCTTTGTACGCAGGATCGTCAATCATATCCCGCACCTTGCGACCAAACCGAACCGCAAGCTCGGTGTTGTGCGTAGCCTGAATAATCTTGAGCTTAGGGTTACGGCCCAAGAACCACGCCGGCATCAAAAACGAAGCAAACTCAGACTTCGAATGACGTGGCGGCATGTTGATAATCAACCGCTTCAACTTCCCCTGAGCCACCTGCTCCAACTTTTCAGCAATAATCCTGTGATGAGCGCCCTCAATGAAGTTCTCATACACATGGTGAGCAAACGGCATGAAGTTGTTAGTCGCAGATTCACGAAGCGCCAACTTAGAGTTAGCCTGCGTAAGAGAAAGAATCTCCCGCAATACGTCGTCAGGTAAAGCCTCTAAGTTAACCATTCAAACGTACCCGATAGTTGCCGCCAACATGGTCAAAACCAACGCGCTCTAGCAACTGGCCAGTGCGCTCCGCAAACAAACCCGTCGAAATGCCCATGTAAAGCTCCGTGGCCCCGTTGTCTTTGGCCCAGCTTCTAAACATCTTCAACATCTTGATCGCGGCCCGCGAACCTCGGTACTCAGGCAGTACATACCAAGCATAATCATTCGCAACAGAACCCTTGCTAAACACATAGTTCGAGATGCCGCCACACAAAATACCAACAGGGATGTCGTCATCCGTGTACGCGACCACACCAAACCCACGCGGGTTGTTAATAACCATGTTCAAAATAGAATTTGCTGATTGCTCAATGTCCAAAGGAACTACCTGAAAATCAGTCTCTTCATGCATCTTGAGACCAATCTTCAAGATGTCCTGCAAACGCTCAATGGCGAATGGTTCATACTTCATTATACTAAACTAGCGATTCCTAACCGCTTCAAAGCACGACCACCACTTCCCGCACGACCGGGGGTGATCCTCGCTCCAAGGTCCACGGCTTCTGGCGCCCCTCCTGAAAGTCCTGCTAACTCTAAGTACGATAAGGCTTCCATAGCGTCAAGCGGGGACTTGTTGCTTGCTTGTAGATCAGCTGGTCTTGGCTTGGGACGGGTAGATCCCAGAACACTTCTCGGAGTGATGTCGCCCACCTCGCCGGTCAGCAAGTTATACCCCTCATTGATCCGTTGAAGATTACCGCCTTGGTACTTAGGATCTTGGCTATAACGAATGTAATCACTGCCAAGAATGTTCGCCGCCGCGCTGCGGTCGATCTCAGGGTTAGCCAAGAACTCTTCACGGGTCCGCTTGTAAGAAGGGTCCGTCTGCATCTCGTTAAAGATAAAATCTGCTTGAGCCTGAATCGCGTCAAAACCAGGTGTTATCGTCCCGTCGTCCGCAACTACGCCTTTACCCTTCAGATAGTTCATGACCGCAGGAGCGCGGTCCTTCTGAAAACTAAGCATGCCTACGTTCAACGCCTCGTTGGCGTCGTCTTTGTGCGTTCCGAACATATACTCAGGGCGAAGGTTGTTCTCCCGGTAAACTTCCGCCGTCAGCGCCTGAGCCTGTGAATCCGAAAACCCAGAGTTGCGGAATGCAGTGTAAACATCCGTCGCAAGCTGCTGAGTGCTCAGATCTTCAAAGCTCGTGCGCGGCGCCTGTGCGCGGCTATAGTTCGGAGCAGCCATATCAAAAAGTACCTGAGAAGCCTGTGCCGGACATTTGACCAGACTTGTGGCCACGAACAGGGCCGCCACCAGAAAAATTCTGAGTGTCTGAAGCACGACGACGCGCCTCGTTGTTCCCACGTTCAACAGCGGCAGCCTCGGCAGCCTCTTGTTCAATTCTTGCAGGGCGAGCTCTGGGCTTCATTGGCTTAGGGCGAGCCTGCGGACGTTTTGAAAAAGAAGGGGCAGAAGTGGGATAGTCAGGCTCTTCTCGCGAACTTATACCGGGAACACTAGAAGCCGGCCTGCTCGGTTTGGGATAAGTGTCTGGATCTCGGGGCATGGATGGAGTCACTGGGTTCGATGAGCCTAATCGTCCTTTGCTAATGCCTCTTGCAATCCCCGCACCCATGGCGCCAGGCATCAAAGCTCCTACCACATCTTGCACCATCGGCATAATAGACTTTCGATTTTTCTTAACCGTTTTACCTGCTGGCATTTCAACTCTCCTGAGAATTCTGTTGGAAGAAGTCTAACAGCTTTCCAAAAACTTCTCAATAGATATGCGCTGGCTCTCTTCCGTGAACTCATCAGCGCGAATAGTGTGGCACTGAGCAGCAGCAATGTCCTCAACCGAACGGAACAAAACAAGCCGCCGGTCTAGTGCAACAAAGCAATACCAACCATGCTTCTTGGACT